CGAAGGTGTAAGACTTCGCATCCAGCGCAGCGCCAATCTGACCGGACATGGAAGTGTGCGCCCAGCCACGCCCCCCGGTGCGAGCGTACTCGTACACAGACTCTTCCAGACGAACAGAACGAGACAGCGGCATCAGGTCGTTCAGCAGCGTGAACTCAGTGTTAGGCTCAAACTGCTTCAGCACAGTTTGGTCGTATGCTTTATACAGTCGGCGAATGTCATCGATAGCGTTAACCGCATTCAGTTCAGGAGCATCTTCAGCATCGCCGCGCCACTGGGTGCGAGCAATAAAGTCAGCCGCCGCCTGGGCGCTGGCATTACGTGCTGAAACAAGCTTCTTGAACTGAGAAGAGTTAACCTCCAGATTGCCAGTCTCAGTGGCCTTTTTGGTGGAAAATACAAACATTCTCTGCTCCTTACTTAATAACAACGCGCAGGAGCTGGCCTGCTGTCGCAATGGTGTATGAACTGTCTTCTTCTACGTAGCAGCGTGTTGACTCACTGCCTGCCTTGGCCTTAACGCGGCCATTAGCGACCGACAGCGGCTGCCCTTTTGTATAGGTGCCAGCGGCAGCGGGTACGTTGAAGAACACACCTTCAGTTGGGTGCATAGCAACAACCCAATCACCTGCAGGAATGACGTCATCAACCGTCTTGCAGCGCAGATAGTCATAGTTGGCGACGTACAAGATCGCATCCTCATTACCATCTACTGAAGCGGTGAATTTCTTCGTGGTGTTATCAAAGAAACCGATTGTGCCGGGAGGCGTTGCAGCCGCTGCTGCACCTTCGCGATGCAATTGCGGGTTAGCAAAGATGCCACCGGCGTGAATTACGTGCTTTCCATCTTTAGCCATTTTTTACTCCGGCATTTCGCTGACTGATTCTGAGGAATTGACCTGGCGGAATACACCATTCAGGCCGGTGGATTTCTGGCTGTTGGCATATAGTCGGTCTAACGCTTTGCCATCCAGATCTGCGACTTCTTCATCGCTCATGTTCATGGCGAGCTTCACAGCAGCGCGCTTGTCTGACTTTTCTTTGTCAGAGTTGGCATTGATCTGGCTGTTGAGTGCGGTCACCTGCTCAGTAAGGACCTTCGCCCAGGCTGGCATGTCTTCGTTGTTGGTTGCGGTGTCTTTAGCCTTCTTGTCCTCCGCTTCTTTCTTCTCGCGGGCGGCCTTCTCTTCAGGCGTTTCAGTTTTCGCTGCTGCCTTCTCGGCTGCCATCTGGTTGTATGCGTCCATCAGCTCGTCGTCGGACTTGCCATCAGTCGGCTTACCAGCGGCTTTCAGCGCATTGATAATCAGTTCTTTCATCGGATCGTTCTCTCCGTTGGTTTTAATCTCGTACTCAGTGGGTTTGCGCACGACTTCTACAGGTTCGCCGACGAACACGGCCTTGCCGCCATCATCGATGAGGTACTTCTGTTTGAAATATTTGGCTTCATCACGATAGATGAACGTGTCTGGCCAGACTGACTCAGGCCAGAGGTATGAATCCTTACCGCGACCTTCGCGAAGCTTGTCGCTGATGGCGCGCTGGATATCGTCGAAAGAGAAGTTAGAGGCGTTGGTGAAGAAGAACTTCGTTTTGTTCCACGGACCTTCACGCGTGCAGTCAGCGCCATCAGCGAGGTTGGCAACTTCAATCTCTTGCTCATCACCTTCAGCGTTAACGAAAATCCCAACTCCCTCGCCCGGCGTACCTGCGCCCGGCTCATCTAACAGCACCGCCACATGGTCGAAGTTCATGTTGGTAGCGATTTCGTCGTACTTTTTGCCCTTTGACTCACCGTTGGCGGCGATACCGGAATAGAGCAAGCCAGTTGAGATATGAATCGGGTCGGAGTTGGTACCGGCTGACATCTCGTCGAGGCGATTGACGAGGCGCTTACCCTTGTCGCTGGAATCCGCGTACTGGCGATCGACGTACATATCACCAGTCACCTTCCCGTCTTTATGACTGACGTTCTGAAGCCATGCGCCGACGTGGTAGTTGTTCACTGCCCGGACATCGCGCGCCGATACATGCTTGCCGTCCACTTTCGGGTGGCCCAGCGGCATCGGGTTACGCTCGAGCGTGTTGTAGGCCTTTTCGATTTCTGCTGCCGGGTACAACTTCCGGTTCATCACAATATCGTCAACGACAGGCGTGATGCCGCGAACCACGATATGTGGCTTGCCGTCGATGGTTTCAGTGGTGATGTTTGAAGCGGAGTTGACGACGGTCAGCACGTTAACGCGATTGCGTTTCATGCTGGATCCTCATTGGTGGATTTCAGGCAATAAAAAAGGCCGCCGTGGCGACCTTGTGGTGATGATTAAAGTTTGCTGTCCTTGCCCATGGAAAAACCGCTAACTTTTTCGATTGCAATTCTCACAATAGTTCCTTGAACTGTTGTCCACCCGCCATCGCCTTTCATATACGATGGATTTCTTATATGGAGAAAATTTAGCGGAATGGAACGTCCTTCTTGACTTACATATTCATTAGCCAAGTCATCAAAGAATGATGCCATTGCATCTTTCAGCTCATCACTGACATTGGACTTTCTGAGGTTGGTTGCTATTGTTTCAGCGTAATCTTTACCCGATACCAGCTGGCCGGCGACAATCTGTCCACCAACAATTATGGTGACATCGACCCCAAGCCCTACATTTGCCAAAAGCACAAGATGTGCCAAAGCGCTATCTTTCAGATTCTGTGGGTGTGCAATAACTTCTTGAAGTTTTTCTTCTTTGTCCATGATATTCCTCCATTAATGACTCAAGAAGATTGCCACCCTTTTCTTTCTTTCGCCAGCTTATCCGCCAGACCTATGTTAAATATGCTGCCATCGTCGTTAAGCAGCACCGGGATCTGGCTGCAGTAGCAATTGTACCGGTTTCCGCTCTCGGCGTAGAAGTCCCGCACCTCTTCGGTGGTGTACACGTTACCGTGACGGCTGGCATGCCATGGGCGCGTCATGGGCTTAAGTGCTGACAGCCACATCAGCCCGGTATTCAGCCCGAGGCGATCAGCAGCCCAGTCCGTCTCGTTCCATTGTGCCTGGCGCAGCGCCCCAACCTGCTCGGTTTGCGCGATGGTCTTGGCCTTCGACATCGACACATCGAGGCGCTTACTAACGATGCTTGCCGTCTCACGCGGGTTAATTCCTCTACCAATTGAATCGGCGATTACATTGGCAAGGTCGGCACGCGCAGTGTCGCTGATGCCCTTCCAGTCGCTGTAAGTGCTGACGTATGCACTGGCGATCTGGTTCTGATATGCCGCACTGGACAGAAGTTGCTGTAACGTCGTCTGGCTGGCGTATACCGGTGACTGCACCGAAAGATTCGTGAATGCCCCAAGCGTGCCGCGCTCATACTCTGCGACCACATAGTCCATCGCCCAGATATTCTGGCTACCGCCGTCGAGAAGCTCGTCATCAAGTATTGTCTGAACCACCTGCAACAGGTCAGCCAGTTGCGCCGCTGTCATATCGTAGATGTACGTACCGGCGTTCACCTGGTACAGCGACGGCTCTGCACCCTCGTTGTTGCACATCATCCATGACCGCTCGCCGTTGGTTTCCCGCTGGCGCCCGGTCAGTCGCAGGTCGAACACATCCTTCAGGCGGCGCTTAATGTTGAGATACCGGTCTTCGATATCGTTGAACATCCGGCTTACCTGCCGCGATGACTGCGTGGGGTCAGTTTTATTGCGCGGTACGATTGGCGTCCCGATTCTGGTTTGCGCTGTCGTCATCATCTGTCAGCGGATCCTTATCGGTTTGCTTTACATCAGGGTTAGGTGGCTGCACGACCTTGCGAGGCTCCAGCTCACCGACTGCGCGGATTTCGTTTTCATCCACTGCCGGAGTGCCGTATGCCTGTTGGGTATCTTTCGCCACGACAGCCATTGCCTGCATGTTGGCAATCTTTTCTTTCTCACTCGGAGCGAGCAGATCAGACCACGCCAGCGTGACCTCTCCTGAGGATGGAGGGTCAATGACACCAACCGTCCAGAAGCGCTCAAGCACGCTCTCGACTACCATCGACTGAAATCCCCAGCGTCGACCGTTGCAGCGCTTAGCCCAGTCCGTCTTGTCCTCATCGGAGGCAAGCCGCCCCGTCTGCTGACCGAACAGAATGGTGAACGGGCATTGAATCGAAGATGCAAACTCGTTGGCGGCCACCGTCCATGTAGGAGATGGATCTGCAGCAGCTACGGAAAGCACCGAAGGCGTGCCGGCCTGCATTACAAGAGCCGCATCAGTGCCACGGTTCATCTTGGCGACTTTATCGTTTAGCGCTTCGCCAAGGTCTTTAAAGCCAGCATCAGTGGCTGACTTTTTAAGCGACTCCATGTTTGTTTCTTTGTCGAATGCTATGCCGAGCTGGCGGCTGGCATTCTTCAGGAACCCTTCGGCGCTACCACCCGAGACCTTTTCGAGGTCGAGCAGTTTGTTATAGCCCGCACGCAGGAATGGCACGCCCGAAAGCATGTTTTCGTCTTCAGAGCCTTCGCAGAGAATGATGATTCGCTCAGGGTGCACGGTAACGCCGCGCACCGGGCCATACGTACCATCATCGCCGACGGGCTGCTCGTTGAAATTGTACGAAACAGGCTGGCCGTAGGTCTCTGAGAGTGTATCAGTGTCGAAGTTTCCCGGCTTTATCTGCGATTCCCACGCAGGGATAAGCTTTACAATGGGTCCGTTACCGAGATTCCGCAGGGATTTAACCTTTGCGCGGTCTACCGGCTCGTGCCACTCCCTGCCGTCGCGGAACTGAATGAGCAAAGCCGAGTACCGGCCAACCAGGTTGCGGCGATCCGCATCCTTGATTTTCGGCCAGTGCTTCTTCAACAATTTTGTGGCTGACTTTTCCCAGGCGGTTGTCTCGGTTGACTCCTTGCCGTCGTCGCCATCGATTATTGTGGGGTTATCCGCCCAGCAAGAATCAAGAAGCTTATGAACGGCGGCAAACGCCACCGCGTTGCGCTCATAGGAACGATAGTATCGGTCGAACTCAAGGCTATCTGGATAGCCGAACTCATCCCACAACTTCGTGCGTTTTGTGTTTCCTGGCTGGCCTGCGTACAGCATGCGCTGCCGCCCGATAGCATCAGCAAGGGCATTAACGAGGAATGAAACCTCGCCTTGTTGTTCACTCACTGATGAGCTCCTTAAAAGAATACTGCGCCGACTTGCTTGTGGTTGTTCTTCGCTACAGCAAAGTAGCGGAAGCCGTCAGCGCCGTGTGATGTGAAGTCATGAAGCGGTTTATCTTTCCAGCACCCGCGCTTGTCGTCCCACTCCTTGCGGTAGCCCTCGAGGTGAGATATGCCCTCGGCGCACTTCTCTTCATCGAATACACAGGACGGGAGGATCTCACGCACCGACTCAATGCCAGTATCGACACCAGTTTTCGGCACAACATTGAAGGTCATCGAGTACACCTGCCCATCGATTTCATAGCCTTCCTGCGCAAGCTCCTTACGCGATTTGGCATCAGCACCGAACTCGCGGTTCTGGATATCGTGCGGCCCCCAGTGCTCGCCGTACTCATAGCCACGGTCTTTCAGCACCTTCATGTAGTGCCTCAGGCCCTCACCAGAGTTTTCGTAGTAGTCGATGATGTGAAACTCTTCACCAACTTCTCGCACGAACCAGATGGCCGTGGAGTCGCCCACACCGATATCCCAGAACGTGTGAACCGGGAGGTGCGAGTTATCAGGAACTTGGCCGACCCGCTTATTGGTGTAGAGCCAGCGGAACTGTTTGGCGTAGTACGCTCCCTCGACAGATTGCTGGAACGCCTCGGCCGGTATGGTCGGGTATTCGCGCTTCATGTCGTCGCCGAGCGTTTTCTCTTTGGCGTAGTACCAGGCTTTCTGGCGCTCGTTTACGACTACGCCGTGCTTAGCTTCCATTTCAGCAAAGTAATCAACCAGGCGCTGCGGTAGCGGCTCTACCTGGTCGATTGCGTACTGCGGATTCTTCCACCAGGAGAAGAAGAAAAACTTCCAGTCGAGGTTGGAAAGTTCCTTGCCTTGCAGTAGCGCCTTTTCGGCGTCCTGGCAGTAATCGTAGAAGTAGCCTGCGCGTCCTTCAGCCGTGCTCTCAAGCGTAATCACACCGCCGAGAGGAACAGCCTCGAAAGCACCGGTAACAATCTCCTTAGCCTTCTCTGGCCACTTTGCGCATATCTTCCCAAACTCGGAAACGTGCAGGCTGTACAGCGTGCCGCCTCGGAAGGATGTCGATACCGTTACGCTACCGCCTTTCGCGAAGACGTACTCGCTGGTCGTCTCTTTAACGAGGGGATTAGCCAGCTTGATATCGTCGGGCATCCGCTGGTAGGCAAACTGCGTTTTGTTTCGGAATAGCCTTTCTGCATCCGGTAGAGAGTGAGCGATCAGCGCGCATTCTTTTTTATGAAAGATTGCCAGATCAAGCTGGATGATGCACACCTCGGTGGTGAACCCGAGCTGGCGCGCTTTGAGTATCACGTTTCGGTCGTGCATCCCGTCGAAGTACTCCAGCTGCTCAGGAGTCATCTTGAACGTTACGCACTTACCGTTCTTATCTTTGATTTTGTACAGGTGATTGAGACGCCAGAACCTGTTCTTCAGGAGCGCTTTCTGCTTATCAGTTAACACAGCCACTCCTTACAGGTCTTCATCTCCTATCTCGTCCATGACAGATGCAACTGAGCTCACGGCGAGGCCACCTGAGTGTTCAACCTTCTGCTTGTTCGTGTATGCATCCCCGCACTCTTTCGCAGCCTGCTCCATCAGAGAGGCCGCAAGCGCCATGTTTCGCATGCCCTCAGCTTTCGTCATCATCCGGTCAAGCGCGCGGAGACGATAGGCTTTGTTGGCGATCGGGATGTCGCTTAATTCGGTCTGGAAGCGCTTACGGGTATCGTTGAAAAGCTCAACCCATTTCTGGGCCAGCCCCCTGCCGTTTGCTTTCGTCGGGTCGTGGGATTCGACCTGCTGACGAGTGATGCTCAGGCCAAATTCCTTTTTGACCAGCTCAACCACCTGGGATGGAGTATCGAAGCAGGCAAGAGACTGAACGATGAAGGCTTTGACCTCACCTTTCAGTGCCGCCATAAATTACCTGCCTGTCATAATCAGTCATAACGTTAGGCCAGCTTTAGCATGCATGTCCCGCATGACCTGGCAATATTGATGTGAGCCACTTCTGCGGGCGCATTCGCCGCGTCAACAAGCTCCTGCACTTCTTTACTAGCGCCGTAACGACGGACGACACCAATGAATTCTTCGACATCGTGTCCGCGCAGTGTAAGCACCGGCTGCCCGGTCTCTTTGTTGAACTTAGGTGCTCCGAAATCATCGGTAGCCTGGGCGATGTGGTAAAGCTCATGCTCTACCAGCGCGCAGAATTCGAGGTCGCTGCATTGTGAGCAGTAATCGGCTGCCAGTGTGATGATGAACTTTGGGATGCGACCGAACCATTCATGCATCTGCTGTTCCATTCTGGCTTTCTGCCATCCACCGGCGCGGAGCATTACCTGTTCAGCCTGACCGAGGACGTAGCGCCCTTTCTTCGCGAATGAATCTGACGCCCACATGAAGCAGAGATCGGCCTCAAGCAGGTGTTCGTGGTCAGGGTTATGGATGCTTCCGGTATCGCTGAGGATTTGGCGGTTTATCCACTCATTCACTTCATTGGCGGGGATCAGCCGGGTGTATGGCTGCCAGTGATCAGAGTCGATGAAGTTAACTGGCGGATAAGGCCTGCGCTCGTCATCTTTTTGCATTTCCACTCCGTTGCGCCAAAGTTTGGGCGGATGTATCGTTGTAAAAAAATGTGAATCATCGACAAGCAACGAGGCTTATATGGGAACATCATTCTGGTTAACAGTTGGAACCAGCGCACTGATCGGTGCGTGTTTAACAGGGCTTTGGAATATTGTAAAAGATATTCTTTCACGCAGAGCTGAGGCCAAAGCTCTCGAGAACGGATTAATCGCGGAAGTTAAAACACTTTCCCATCTTTTACAGGTTCGGCGATATAAAAAGACGCTGGAAGATACGCTACAAGAAATGATTGATAACAATCAGGATGCTGTTGAGTTTAGTGTTTTTATTCATGACAATTTCAATCCTGTTTACAGAGCTAACGTACAAAAAATTGGCATGTTAGACAATAGGTTAGTCGAGGATATTGTCAAATATCATGCTTACCTGTTTGCCTTGGCGTGTGACTTACATGAAAAGTCGATTTTGGCAAAGGATGGTTATACACAAGATGCATTAAAGGAGATGGTGCAAATTTTAAATGATGCTGAGGCTATATCAGATAATATTGCAAATTATAAATAGTTTTTCTAACTACTCACCACTACTGCCAATCCGGACAGGTACGCTATTCTGATCGCCTCCAAGTCCGGTTTGCTCATTCGTTACTCCATTGTTTGTTCTTCCTGCTCTTCTACCACCGGCACAAAGTGGAACTGCTCCACGCTATCAGGTCGGAAGTAACGCCACTCGCCTGTGTCAGTCGCCAGCGCCACGAACCCGTTTACGATTTCCGGCTGGCTTCGCTTCATCAGTCCGGTGAAGGTTTCTTTCGATGTGGTGGTGATAGTGATTTGGTAGGTGTCGGACATGGGTTTTTTCCAGTAGAGTGAAAGCCTCATCCAAAAGGAGGTTTTATGTCTTCTCATTCATTCAATCTTTCTTCTCTTCGCTCCAGAAACTCACCAATGGCTAAACAAACTACGCCAGATGAACACGCCGTCGCTCATGAAGTCCTGCTTATAGCTATTTTGAAAGAGTTGAAAAACATTTCTGGCGACCCTAAGGTGCTGATTAATGTTCACAAGACATGCTCTACATTGCTTGACGCTGCTGGAAGACCGAACTCGAAGGCAATCGCTGCTGACCTTATTACAGAGGCCCAACAGTCAGAATAATTTTGCATTGTATTTTTAATGGTTTATCCCCGACAGGGGATATTTTTATTTTATCCCCGTAAGGGGATATTCATTATCGAAGCCCCTCAGTGAAGAGCTTCTGTAATGGCTATCGCCGCATCTATCTCAGGAAGAGGTTCGCTGAATACTCGCCGTCGATGAATACATCACATTCTTTCGCGCCAGGAGAAAACTTACAGCGCGCCATAACTTTTCGCCCCTCGTAAGTTCCGTTGTAAACATTTATATAGCTTTGGCTGAAAGCAGCCGAGAGGCTTTTATCTTGGTTAAGGAATGAGTCATCAATAACCAAAACGTCATTGACCCATAACTTCAACATACCATTGGGCATATTGGCGCTGATGAGCATCTGCTCGCCATTAGATGAGCGATAAGGTTGCTGCGCTGAGTAGTTGGTACAACCTGTGACCAAAAGTGCTACAAATAAAGCTGCTATGATTCTCATGGAGACCTTTACCTAAGTTAAATTATTGATTGATATAACTTTAACCATCAAAAACTAAACGATTAGGTTCTGGTTGTACACATTAACGTTGTTATTTGTGGTTAGCACTATCAATGCTCAAGCTGCACTGCCAGCCTTATAGTTTGTGTTTTTCACAACAGGCTTATGGTTTGACCACACTCCGCGT